CGCCGAAAACGACACCTACAGAGGTATCGATCACCTAAACTACTACCAGGTTTATCATGGCATTCAATTTGAGCTTGCTAAGATGCCAGAGATTACTGACGAGAATTACGTTAAGGCTAGAAAGAAAGTCGTTGATACTATCCTGAAAGATCCTGATGCTTACAAAGATTTGCAGCTTGCAAACTTTAAGGCCGTCAAGGAAATGGATAAGGATCTCGAAATGAAAGATGTTAAGAAAAACAATCTTAACGACAAGCCAAATGAGATGAAGGTTGTTAAGAAAGATGCTAAAGCCAACACGCAAGATACTCTCGAAAAGAAAGAAAAAAGAAAGTCTAAGACTGCTAAGGTACCTGTAATGACTCAAACTCCGAAAGGAAAACTTGAAGCATTTGCAACTCCCGGTAAGGAAAAAGTAATGGCTCTCAAAGAACATATTCTTGATGAAATGACTACCCGAAATCCTCATCACGAAGAGATTCATAAGGGTAACGAGGTTTATAAAAAAAAAGGTAACGGTACCCCCGGTAAAGTAGTTGATTTTGATGGTCATACTGCTACAGTAGAATGGCAAGATGGCCATAAAGAAGATTTACAAAAAAACGTACTTACAAAAGTTAAGCCTGAAAAGACTACTACAGAGCTTCCTTCTAGCGAAATGAAACCTCGTACAATGGTTCCATGGAGCAATAACGAAGAAAAGCTCAATGAAGATCCTGTAGGGCAGCAAGCAGCAGGCGATGAAGAAGAAGAGGCTAGCTTACGTGCTACCGTTATTAGGAAAGAGGATAAAATTAAAGATCTGAAAGAAAAACTTATTAAAGCGTTGACTAAAGAAGCCGGCGATCTGGTAAAAGCGGCTGACGGAACCTTTTTAGGCGCAACTGCTACAGGAAAAGGCCAAAGTTTAGCTAGAAGTATAAAGAATCAATCTAAAGGCGGTATTAATCCCATCGTTACAACAATCAGCTCATGAGTAAGCAAGTCTTAATAGAATATCTACCATTCACACCCTTACCTAGGCAACTACACGAGGCTAGAATGAATCCTAAAGCCCCACTTATTGTAGCCGGTCTCGTACAGGCTGCCGATAGACCTAATGCTAACAAGCGTATCTACGACTTTGATACTTTAGCTAAGCAAGTAAAACTCTATATCGACGGACCCATTGCTGAAAGAAGGGCGCTTGGGGAGCTTGATCACCCAGAATCTTCTGTTATTAACCTTAAGAATGTTTGTCATAATATTACTAGACTCTGGTGGGATGGTAAGAATCTCATGGGTGAGTTTGAAGTTTTAGATACACCTTCAGGTAATATACTACGTGAATTATTTATGAACAATATTACAGTCGGTGTCTCTTCACGTGCAATGGGGTCGGTTTCACCAATAGGTGAAGGTCTCGTTCAAGTAGAAGATGACTTAGAATTGATTTGCTGGGATTTCGTTTCTACACCTTCAACATATGGTGCTTATGTAAAACCGTTGGAAGGATTAAATGAATCTTATGATCCAAACGGCGGTGAGGGTAGGAAAAACAGTATTAATAGACTAATTTCAGATATTATTTGCACCCAAAGCGGTGTTTGCTGTATAAAATAAAACAACTATGAAACAACATCTTAACGAAATTAGGAAAATGCAGCATATAGCTGGATTGATTAATCAATCACAATCAAACGAAGCATTCGAACCAGACTACGATCGAGGCGGGTATTTTATGGATATGCTAGAAGAAGCTATTGGTCCTTGGATAGATAGTAAAATAAAGGATGGAGAAGAAATTGAACAAATTAAAGCTGAATTACACTACGACGTAGATAAAATAGTTGATAGCCGTAGTAAGACTTATTATTAAAAAATAAGAAATCCTAAATAATTAATTTCTGACATTATTTGCACTCAATCAGGTGTTTGCTGTATAAAATAACGATCATGAAACAACAACTTACCGAAGTAAAAAGACTGCAAGAGCTTGCAGGGGTTGTTGAGCACGAGCATAATTTTTTAGAAGACCCTAACCCTTTAGACGATCTACCATCGGTGAAGTTAGATATTGACGATAACGGAATGATGAAAATCGAATTAACCGCTTTTTTTCATACTCCGGGTAACGGAAAAGTTCCGCTATTGATTAATAACCCAGCACTTCAGGAAGTAGTTATGAAATCAATTCAATTAGAATCTCAAAAAGCCTTTAGAAAAGCCGTACACGGAGTACTTGGAATCCCTTACGGCTTACCTGAATAAAAAAATTTTCACTAAGAATCAAGGTTTTCCGTACAGGCAGAGATATTTATGAACGTATGCCATCCTAATATGGCATCTCGTATTCTATACACCCTTATATTGCTACACTCTAATTAGCAATCCCCGAAACAAATTTAAGATGGAAAATCAAGAATTGTTTAAGCAAGCAATCCTTGACGCAAAGGCTGTTCGTGAGACTGCAATGGCTGCCGCCAGAACTACTCTCGCTGAGCATTTTGAACCTTTCATCAAGGAAACCATGGCAAAAGAACTCACAAAAGAAGAGCACGACACCATGGAAGAGGATAATGAAATGGAAGAAGCCATGAAGCATCATAAAAAACATGATGCTACTGAAATGGAAGAAGCCATGAAGCATCATAAAAAACATGATGCTACTGAAATGGAAGAAGCCATGAAGCATCATAAAAAACATGATGCTACTGAAATGGAAGAGTCTACACTAGATGAAATCTTAGCCGAGCTAGATGCTCTTTCTGAAGAAAATATCGAAGAAGGAGATCACACAGTCGATGAAGGACACGTTCCCGAAGACGGCTACGTTGGAAAAGCAGGCAGAGGTGCAACCGGTTATAATGAACGCGCCGGAGTATCACATGGCGATGGAAAACTTCACGAAGCTGATGATGAAAAAGAAGAAGAAGACGACGAGGCTGAAGAAGCCGGCGAGGACCTTACTAAAGACATCGAAGCGGCTAGAGGCGGTGAAGAGCAAGAAGTAGTTGATATTACTGTAGGTGAATTGAAAGACATCATTCGTGATGTATTCATGCAATTACAGGGCGGTGATATGGCTCCTGGAGCATCACTAGATGGCGGTACTGAACTTGCAACAGATTTAGGAAGCGGCGGAGAAATGGAGGCAGGAGAAGAAGAAATCTCTCTTGATGAAATTCTAGCTGAACTTGAAGAAGAAGAGCATAAAATGGAAGAAGTTAAGAAAAAGCATCACCACAATGATAAAGTAGATGAAGGTACAGGACCGGGTGGTGAGATCGATCCTAAAGCCGAAAGCACTTACAAGGTTGAAGAAATTAAGAAAGAGCTTAATGAAGCTGTTAAAACGATAAAAGCACTTAAAACCGAACTTAATGAAATCAATCTTTTCAGTGCAAAACTTCTATATGTAAATAAAATATTCAAGGCAAAAAATCTTTCTGAATCACAAAAAACGAAAGTAATCAACGCATTTGACAGAACAACAACAATCAAAGAGGTTGAGAATACTTACAAAACTTTACTTGAGTCAATTAGTGTAGAAGCTAAAAAAACTTCACTTAAAGAATCCGTAGGTTTTGCATCAAAACCAATCGGTAGCGCTCCAGCTCGTCCGATTGTTGAAGCCGATGCTTTTGTATCAAGATGGCAACAGCTTGCTGGAATAAAAAAATAACAATCTCTAAACTAAACATTAAAAAAATGTCAAACCTAGTTAATTCCCTTTTAGAAAGCGCTAACCCATATACCGATCAAATGGGGGTTAGTCAGAAACTTGCTAAGAAGTGGGCTAAGTCCGGCCTACTCGAGGGTTTGAAAGATTACGACCGAACTAATATGGCCGTTATTCTTGAAAACCAAGCAAAACAACTCGTACTTGAATCTTCTACAACTGGTGGTGGCGTAACCAACGGTGCAACTTTTACTCCTGGTAATGGTGAGCAGTGGGCTGGTGTAGCTTTACCTCTCGTTCGTAAGATCTTCGGACAAATTGCATCTAAAGAGTTCGTTAGCGTACAGCCAATGAACCTTCCTGCTGGTCTAGTATTCTACTTAGATTTCCAGTATGGTAACAACATCCCTAAGCCTTTCGTAAAGGGACAATCTGTTTATGGTACTCTAAACCAAACAGCTACTAGCGGATTCGGTAACTTAGCCTCTGGTGGTCTTTATGGTCAAGGCCGTTACGGATATTCTATCAACCAGTTTTCTGCTTCTGCAGGTACAGTTGTAACAACTGCCGCAACTTTTGCTAACGTTAACTTCAACAATGACTACTCTCAGTCTGTTGTAGATAGCAAGATGATTCAGATCGCAGTTCCTACTGCTTCTTTAAGCACCCCTGACCTTAACGGTATCCGTGCTTTCGAATTGAGCGCTAGCTCTGCTATACTATCACCTTCTACTTTGATTAATGATTTTACTACTTTATCCGGTGGCGATATCTTATTCTATGTAAGCGGATCAAATGCAGCAGCTATCGATGCTGTAACCGGTTCAATTATTGTATTCTACAATAAGCAAACCAATTTCCAAACTCGCGGTGATTTTGAAGATGCTCCTGGCGATACACCAACACCATTCTCTAATCCGAACGCTGCTTCTTCAACTCAGATCGTTATACCCGAGATTAACGTTCAGATGAAGTCAGAGACCATCTCAGCTAAGACACGTAAGTTGAAAGCACAATGGACTCCGGAATTCGCTCAAGATTTGAATGCTTATCATTCTCTTGATGCTGAAGCAGAGTTAACCGGTATGCTTTCAGAGTATATCTCTCTTGAGATCGATCTCGAGATCCTCGATATGTTAATCGAGAATGCTCAGACAGTTGCAAACTGGTCTGCACAGATTGGTAACCAAATTAACGCAGCTGGTACTGCTTACACTAGCAATACTGCTGGTGCTTACTATAACCAGATGTCTTGGTTCCAAACTTTAGGTATTAAGCTTCAAGCTGTATCTAATAAAATCCACCAACTGACTTTACGTGGCGGTGCTAACTTCCTAGTATGTTCACCAACTGTAGCTACAATCCTTGAATCTATTCCTGGATTTGCAGCTGATACTGATGGTGCTGCAGATACTATGAAATATGCATTCGGCGTTCAGAAAATTGGTCAGTTAAACAGTCGTTATAAGGTTTACAAGAACCCTTATATGACCGAGAACACTATTCTATTAGGGTTCCGTGGTAACCAATTCCTAGAGTGTGGTGCCGTTTACGCTCCATACGTACCGTTAATTATGACACCTCTAGTGTACGATCCAGATACCTTTACACCAAGAAAAGGTATTATGACTCGCTACGCTAAGAAGATGATTCGTCCTGAATACTACGGTAAGGTATACGTTGCTAACTTAAACGTAGCTCAAGCTAGCTAATTCAGACTAGCTTAAAAAATAAAGACCGGCCCTGTAAGGCCGGTTTTTTTTATACTTATATCTACTATTTATATTAAAATTATTAATGCCTACTCTGTTAGATTTAAGCAGAGATCCATACGGATTAAACGGTGGTACAATCGTCAGTGATCAATAAATACAAAAGCTGATGCATTTTGGTATCTACCAGTAACAAATACTACCGCAATAATATCATTCAGCAGTCTAACTGGAGGACCGATTAGCGCATCATTTACAGCCGGTAACGGTATTTTCGGCGCAATTACTGAAGTCTCACAGTCATCCGGTATCGCCGTTCTCTACTCAGGTTCTTATCAATACCCCCACCCCTAATATAAATCCTTGAAAATATATAATATAGAACCCTCTTTTGAGGGTTTTTTATTCTCTTTTGCTTACTATTTATATCAAACGGTCTATGCATGGTGACAACAACAGTTACAAGAAAGAAAAAACTTAAGAATCCAATTAAATTTCAGGTTACACTTAATGAAGAACAGAAAGTTGCGAAATCAGTTATTCTTGAAAACAAGATAACAGTACTAAAAGGTAGTGCAGGATCAGGAAAATCGATAGTAGCTGCTCAAGCTGCACTCGATCTACTCTTTACCGGACAGGTTGAAAAGGTAATACTAACTAGACCTGCCGTAACTGCTGGAGAAGAATTAGGTTTTATGCCCGGAGATAAAGACGCTAAGCTAGCTCCCTATACAGCAGCTATATACGATAATATGTATAGGCTCTATAATAAGGAAAAGATAGATAGAGAAATTATTGAAGGTAGAATAGAGGTTATTCCGGTAGCATTTATGAGAGGCAGGAATCTTACAAACTGCTGTGTAGTAGTAGACGAAGGCCAAAATATTACACACAGGCAGATGGAGCTAATTCTTGGTAGAATATGTGAAGGATCAAGAATGATTATATGTGGTGATACTGCACAGATTGATTTAAAAGATAAAAAATTATCAGGTTTTGGATTTATATGTAATAACTTGACCAACGTAATAGGTTTTTCAGTTGTAACTCTGAAAACTAATCATCGCGATCCAATCGTTGAAGATATTTTAAAAATTTATTTAGATCATAGAGATTAAAAAATGGCTAATCCAATAATTTATAACGGCGATCCAGGGCCAATTTCAGGCAGTACCCCATTTGGATTTTACGATAATGACGCAGATTATCAAACCGATGGACCAAAAGTAGCAAACTACTGTGCATGGAAACTAGGATATCCCGTACTCGACGTTGAACTACAGTCCGGATCGATTTACGCTTGTTTTGAAGAAGCCGTTTCAATCTACGCCGAAGAATTATATCAACTTAAGATAAAAGACAATTACCTAACGCTTGAAGGACAGCCGACTTCCTCTCTATTAAACAGTATTGTAGTCTCGCCTAACTTAACCAACCTGGTTAATATAGCCGAAACTTACGGTCAAGTAGCAGGAGTAGGTGGATTTATAAGTTGGAGAAGTGGTTCGTTGGAACTTATATCTGGAGAGCAAAACTATAACGTATACGACTGGGCAGTAGCATCACAGAGTATGAGTCCGGGAGATAGAATAGTAATTCAAAGAATAATGTATCAAGCACCGCCTGCGATTTACGGATACGGGTATGGTGCTTATTATCCTCAATTAGGTGGATCGGGTGCATGGCCTGGTAGTTGGGGCGGATACGGAGCTATGGGCGGAGGGAACAACGCTGCTACTTATTATCCTGTATTTTGGGATATTCAAAGAATTCAAGAATTAGAAATGTCAAATGACGTACGGCTTCCTGAATGGTCGTTTGAGCTTATTGGAACTAACTTAAGAATTACTCCAGTACCTCTAGGCAGTAATTATGGCGGATACCGTTCATGTATTTCAATTCAATATGCATTCCAATCAGACCTTATGTCTTTGACAGAAAATAGCCCATACGGCAGTAATAAAGGTCTAGTAGCAAATGCAGCATTAGCTCCATACGGTCTAATCACATACTCCTATATTAATCAACCGGGCAAACAATGGATCAAAGAATATACAGCTGCACTTACTTCTGAATTGCTTGGTTTGATACGCGGAAAATACCAAACTGTACTTATTCCAGGGGCAGAAGCTACACTCAATTTTGCTGATTTAATCTCACGTGGTAAAGAAATGCAAGTAGCTTTACGTGAAAAATTACGGCTTGACTTCGAAGACATGTCAAGACAGAAGCAGCTTGAAAGAAAACAGTCTGAAAACAATTCTCTTAACGATACTTTAAATAGTATACCGTTAATGGTATATATCGGATAACTATGGCACTATTCGGTTCAGTAAGAGATGCAACAATGCAACTTGGCGTAGCCGGCGAGTTTGTAAATAACGTAGTAACCCAGCAAATAGGCTACTATAAGATAGTAATACCCTCATCCCCTCCGAATATCTATGGCGAATCATCCGTTAAGCAATATATCGGCCCGGTACTTTTAAACTGTTTAATAGTCAGGGGCGACTTCTCAACAATTACCGATAATAATTTCGGACCTGATAGTAGAAGGGAAGTAGATTTTAGATTTTTAAAGCCAGATCTAGAATTAGCTAATATAGTGCCTGAGACCGGTGATATTATTATGTATAACGAATTATATTACGAAGTAGATAATACTAACGAAAATCAGCTTTTCCTTGGAAAAGATCCCAATTATTCTTACTCTGAAGGATTAAACAACTTTGGTACTAGTTTTTCTATCATTCTAACCACCCATATGACATCACCTGAAAGATTAGGTATAACACAACAGAGACTCTAATATGCCACAAATAGTACGTCCAGAGAATAGAAGGGAGTTTATGAATAAACTTATCATACCTGCTGATCCGCAGTATGGCAATCCAAATATAGTTTTTTCTGAACCTTTCAAACCAGGACAACCTGAATTTAATAGGGCATATGAAACTGCTTTTGAACCTACAGGAGACAAAAAATACTCAATAGGATTAAAAGATATTGATCAATCAATAATGTACCATTTTGCAAACGTTCTTAAGCTTACGGTATTTCAAAACAATTCTACGGTACTTGTTCCCGTTATATACGGTTCACCTGAAAAATGGAAATCAATACAAAAAGACGGATACTATCGTAATAATGTAGCAAAAATAATGTCCCCTCTTTTAGTTTTTAAAAGATCTTCAGTTGTACAGAATAGAACGCTCGGAAATAAAATAGACGGTAATGTTGCTAAAAATGTTCAACTATACGAAAAGGCTTTCTCAAAAAGAAACGTATATGATAACTTCAATGTTTTGCAAAATCAAAAGCCGCAGAAAGAATATACGGTTGTAGTTACGCCTGACTATGTTACTGTAAATTATACAGTAATAATGTGGACAAACTATGTTGAACAAATGAATAAGTTGATAGAAGCTGTAAATTTTGCTTCTAATTCATACTGGGGTGACCCCGATTCATTTCAGTTTCTTGCAAAAATTGAGACGTTTAATGACGCGCAAGTCTATGATCAAGGTGAAGATAGATTGGTAAGAACTGAATTTGATTTAACTGTCAACGGTTACCTTATTCCGGATTCGCTAAATGCCTATTTAGCACAGCTTTCAGGAAAAACTTATAATATATGTAAAATAGTATTTACAACCGAACAGGTGCAGTAAGGTAGGTTTCTTATTGTTACGGAACGAACTATTTATAATCAAATTTCATAGAGTGGCAGATACTATATCAACTTCCGGTATATCCCCCGGTCAATTAATTAAGTCCGAACAGGTTCTCAGAATTATTTACGCTCTAAATGGAGTAAGCGGTAGTACAATCCTTATTTCAGGTAGTCTTGGAGTAAGTGGATCTGCAAACTTTTTAAATACTGTTAATTTCTTTGCAGGATTAACCGGTTCATTATTTGGGACCTCTTCTTATGCTGCTACCGCATCGGTTATACAAGGAGCGGCTACAGGGTCTTTAATTACAACAGCTTCATTTTCTAATCCTTCTATTACATTTACTAAAGGAGACGGTTCAACTTTTTTAGTAAATTTAACAAGTCTTGTTCCTCTTACAGCATCACATGCTTTAACTGCTTCTTATTTTAGCGGTTCAATCTCAAATGCTATATCTGCTTCTTATGCTCTTACAGCATCGTATGTTGCTAACGTATCATCTTTCCCTTTTACTGGAAGCGCTATTATAAGTGGTAGCTTAAATGTAACAGGAAGTACAAATATAAGCGGCGCTTTATTTGTAAACGGTCTTTCCCTGAGTGCAGAGAATGGGGGACAATTAGCTATATGGAAATATACATCAAGTTTAAATACAGGAGTAGATCCTGGTAACGGATTTTTTAAACTAAATCAATACTGGTCATCATCTCCTACTGCTGCATCGTTCGACAATTTTGCGTATGATCCAAACGTAAGTTTTTCAGGTTATTTAGATAATCTAACAGTAGGTACAGTAATAAAACTTGTAAGCCTTGCAGAAGCAGGTACCTTTAAACTACTACAAATTACAAGCGTAGCACCCCCTGAATCTGGTTACGAAAGTTATGGAGTATCACAGTTAACTTCAGCAGGTAACGACCCCGCTGAAGGAGATCAATTTGCATTTATACCAGTAGGCGCATCTGGGGAGGGTTTTAATACAATCAACAACGCAGGACCTGGTAGATTAATTATTTCTGACGGTTCGACTAATGCTGCTACAGCGTCATCTGATTTAATTTACACAGGTAGTACTTTTTTCGTAACCGGGTCAGCTACTATTGTAGACATATATAGCAATTATTTTTATGTTAGAAATAAACAGACACAACAGCCTGTATTTACAGTAAGCGAAAGTGTTGTACAGTTCGCGACTCAATCAGCGATTCCTACCGGCACTGCACCTAATGGAGGAATATGGTTTACATCAACTAATCTTTATGTAGGTTTAGATTAAAATTAACTATTTATTAAAATAAAAAGACAGAAAAATGGCAAATTGGAAAAAAGTAATAGTATCGGGAAGTGTAGCTCAGTTAAGTAATTTAAGTATTAGTAGTAACTTAGCTGTAACCGGCTCGGTAAACGCTTTAGGACTTACTAATGCAAATAAGCCGAATATAGTTTCTTATGATACAACTACAGGTTTATTCACTTATCAAGGTACCGGTTCATTTACCGCAACTACTGCTTCTTATATTTTAAGTAGCGGGGTAGATGGCCCTCTAGGTATGAATAGCATACTTACTGCCTCTCATGCCGTAAGCGCTTCAATTGCAGGTAGAACAAAAGGTACTTTATCTCAAGTAGCTGGCGGGGGTCTTAATGCTTTTTCTTTCAACGGTAGTACTGACGTAACAGTAGAAGTCAGCGGTGCTGCTCAACTTTCTCAAAACGCTATTACAAAGTGGAATGACACAGATAATAAGTTTACCAATTCGAGTCTCTTTGATAACGGTACTTTAATAACCGGTAATACATCGATAGTACTTACAGGCGCAAATTCAAGCTTAACTGGTTCATTTAGCGGATCATTTAAAGGAGACGGTTCACAACTAACCGGCCTTGTAACTGAATTAGACTTCTCTGGTTCAACCGGAAGCGGTAATGTAGATCTTTTAACTCAGGTATTTACAATTACCGGTACAGCTAATGAAATAGAAACATCAGCTGCCTCCCAAACCCTAACAATCGGGTTACCTAATAACGTTACTATTGGTAACAATTTAGTAGTTAGTAATAATTTAACAGTATTCGGTACTGCTAGCTTCCAACAAACAACAAATCTTGAGGTTGCAGATAGATTTATTCTTCTTGCTTCTGGATCAAACGCAGCAGGTGATGGGGGTATCGTAGTACAGCAAGGAACACAGAATGTAGGCGAATTATTTGCATTCGATAGCGGAACTACAAGATGGGGATTAACTGGTTCATTTACCGCCAATCAAAGTACTTATACACCTGATGCATTTATGGCAGCAGCGGTTTTAGGTTCAAGCGGAGATCCAACAACAGCACCAGGTAGGTACATTGCAAAAGGTAATATATTTATAGGTAATGACGAAACAATTTGGATATATTCTTAATAGAGTTTTCAAAAGAGTAGTTATGGGTTTTAACGCAAATAACGTAGTAGTAAATAATAAACGTGTAGAGGAGCTCCATAAGGCTCCTTTACCTGTCTTAAGTCTTAATAAACCTGAGGTTGAGACTTTGTTAAATTTAATAAGAGAATCTCATTTCAAAGGAGAGCAGGTTCAAAAGATATTTGAATTAGTGCTAAAACTTCAAGACTATTACGTTAAGCTACCCTGATTCTGTGATATTTATATGAAGGAAAGTACTGTAGGCCGAAAGGAAGTAGGCATATACACGGCATAAGTGTATGTATCTAACCACAGTGTAAATTTGTATTACTATGCCGAATTGGAAAAAAGTCATCGTAAGTGGCTCAAATGCCTCTTTAAACTCATTAACAGTAGCTACAAATGTTGTAGCTGAATCATTCACTGGTTCTTTATTTGGAACTGCTGCTTCAGCTTCTGCCGCTTCAGTATTTAATATTTCATCTTCATTATATTCAGCTCAAGGAGCTTTAGCTGGTGTAGGTACAACAACAATTGTCAATATATCCACAGGTTCATTTAGAGCTGGTTTTTTTGATTATGTAGCTTCAAGCGGAAGTAATGCTCGAGCTGGTACAGTGATGTCTGTCTGGGATGGTAGTAATGTAAACTTTACTGATAATTCAACAACAGACATTGGAAGTACTACACTTGTTACAATGAGTGTAGCTTTAAGTGGTGCTAATGCTTTATTAAGAGCAACAATAAATGGAGATACTTGGAATATAAAAACAACTTATAGACTTATTTAAATAAAAATTAATGGCTTTGAATCTTTCAGATATTACCTTTACTTGGCAGTTTAATCCACTTTTTGTTAGCCCTACATCGACTGAACATAATGATGTTGTTACTAAAGTTTTTTACGAACTTAGAGCAACTATAGGGTCTGTTAGTGGATCAGTAGGTGGATTTCAAGAGATACTTCCGATATCACCTTCTGGAAGCTTTATTCCTTTTCAAGACTTAACATCACCTATAATACAGCAGTGGGTTGAATACATGCTAGGAGAAGAGGGTGTAAAAAACCTTAAGACTGACCTTAAAGAAAAGCTTGAAAATAAATTGAATCCTACTTTTGTTATAAAACAATCTCCTTGGATTCTATAGTGATTTATTTAGCTATAAACAAGATTTTAACTATTTATATAATATATTAGCATATATAAAACCCCTACCTTAGGGAAAGTGAACTAAGGGAGATAAACATGGCGAATGAATTTATTGTCCGTAACGGCCTAAAGGCCCTAAATAATTCACAAGTTACAGGATCTCTCTCTATTTCCGGATCACTTGCCGTTCCGGCTATACCTTTAGGTTCAACTGAAACTAATGTAGTAGTAACTGATACGGATGGAACTTTTAAATATAGAACTAATCTTAGTCTCCAAGGTACACAAGGAATTCAAGGTATTCAAGGCAATACCGGTACTCAAGGCATCCAAGGTACGCAAGGCATACAAGGTACTCAAGGAATTCAAGGTATTCAAGGTATTCAAGGTAATAACGGAACCCAAGGTATCCAAGGTACGCAAGGCATACAAGGTACTCAAGGAATTCAAGGTATTCAAGGTAATAACGGAATCCAAGGCATTCAAGGAATACAAGGAACCCAAGGAATACAAGGAACCCAAGGAATACAAGGTAATACAGGAATACAAGGTATACAAGGCATACAAGGAACTACCGGTCCTCAAGGAACTCAGGGCGTTCAGGGCTCAACCGGAACCCAGGGACTACAGGGCATACAAGGTATTCAAGGTACACAAGGAACACAGGGTATTCAAGGAATTCAAGGCTTAACCGGAACCCAAGGAATTCAAGGCGTACAGGGTATTACCGGTCCACAAGGCACGCAAGGTACTCAAGGAATTCAAGGGGTACAAGGCATAATTGGTGCTCAAGGTAGTCAAGGAACACAAGGTATTCAAGGAATACAAGGAATACAAGGAATACAAGGTACACAGGGTACTCAAGGAATACAAGGTACACAAGGCACACAAGGTATTCAAGGAGTGCAAGGAACTACCGGTACACAAGGTACACAAGGAATACAAGGTACACAAGGAATACAAGGCGTACAGGGTATAACCGGTATTCAAGGTATTCAAGGTATACAAGGTATACAAGGTTCTCAAGGCACTCAGGGGATTCAAGGCGTACAAGGTACTCAAGGAATACAAGGAACACAAGGAACACAGGGAACACAAGGTACCCAAGGCATTCAAGGAGTGCAAGGAACTACCGGTACTCAAGGTATTCAAGGTATTACAGGACCACAAGGTATACAAGGTATTCAAGGTATTCAAGGTACACAGGGTATTCAAGGCACGCAAGGTACGCAAGGCATTCAAGGTATACAGGGAATACAAGGTACGCAAGGGACTCAAGGGACTCAAGGAACGCAGGGTATCCAAGGCATACAAGGTACGCAAGGAATACAGGGTATACAGGGGGTACAAGGCATAACTGGAACCCAAGGTATCCAGGGTATTACTGGCCCTCAAGGTACGCAAGGAATCCAAGGTACGCAAGGAATTCAAGGAATTCAAGGGATTCAGGGTACCCAAGGTACACAGGGTATACAAGGCCCCCAGGGTACACAAGGAATACAAGGTATTCAGGGAATTCAAGGTACAACAGGACCGCAAGGTACTCAAGGTACTCAAGGAATTCAAGGGATACAAGGTAACACTGGTACGCAAGGAACCCAGGGAACTCAAGGAATCCAAGGTATACAAGGAATACAAGGTACGCAAGGTACACAGGGAACTCAAGGAACTCAAGGAATACAAGGCATTCAAGGTACACAAGGAATTCAAGGTATTCAAGGTACAACCGGTACACAAGGTATACAAGGCATACAAGGAACTACCGGTCCTCAAGGAACTCAAGGCATCCAAGGTACTCAAGGTACTCAAGGCATCCAAGGCATTCAGGGAATACAAGGTATACAAGGTACACAAGGTACAACTGGCGCTCAAGGTATACAAGGTAATACTGGTACTCAAGGAACACAAGGAACACAGGGAACGCAAGGTACGCAAGGCATTCAAGGAGTACAAGGCTTAACTGGAACTCAAGGTATCCAAGGTATTACAGGACCGCAAGGTACACAGGGTGTACAAGGTACCCAAGGTATACAAGGTATTCAAGGCACGCAAGA